TGTCGAAGTTTTCCTACACACCGTTATGCAAACGAACCGTTTTGGTTTTGGTTTGCACAGCAATGTATTCGCCGCTCGGGCTAATTCGAAGTTGACGTACACCCGCTATATTGTAGGTCGGGCCGGTCAGTGCCATTTTGGCATTCAGTTTATTTTTCTGGTAGGTCGAAACCACACCGTCTTGATAAATGGCGACGTGGTTAGTGCCCTGCGCTGCGAACTGGTTCGGCACATTAATGGTGTTCAGTAACTTCATAACCACTCCTTAGAAAAATGCCCCGATTTCTCAGGGCATTTTGTGCATCAATTGTAAATCAGTTCCGGGTCGAAGTTTGCTGTGAATGCCACACCAGACCGCACACGATAACGCTCGATAATCAAACGTGATGCAGTGTCCTGTCTCCAATACGCACGGTGAGCCAATCCCCACACCCGAGCGAAAGAAAGAATTGTCCACGTAAACGTTCCGAACAGCACGCCGTCTATGTAAATCGAAACGGTTGCGCCGTCGTAAGTAACCGCGTAATGCCGCCATGTGGTGCTGGATTTAAAAGCATCCCACGCCGAGATAATACGGGCCGTCGCGTTGTTGTTCCACAAAGCCATTTTCGCCGTTTGTGTATCATGCGTATGCAGCTGCATATACGACGTGGTGACGGTGGTGTCGGTGTAGATTGCCAGCAGTGCCGAAATTGCGTTGTCCACCGATTCCTTGAACCAGAAATCAATGGTATGCGGTTGCGCCAAGGTGGCGCCGGTCAACGGTGTGAAAAGCGCACCATTAATGTTCAGGTCAACACCTTGTCCGTATTTAAATGCCTCGCTCGCTTTGAACGGGAAATTATTCGGAGTCGGCAACGTACCAGCTGCGGACGTAATTACTTTCCCGTTGAAGTCTGTGAAGTTACCAGAACCCCCAATGCGGCTAGAGTCGAATGCAATCAGGTCAGTCGAACGCCACCACTGATCATTAACCGGAATTTCAGTGCCGTAGACTTCGGTATTTTGTCGATCAACTGCGTAGACTTTGGTTTGATCTTTGTAGTCGTGTTCGTAACCGAAGTTGAATGCAGAAAAAGTCTGTGCATCTGCAATCGGAATTCCGACGTTGTACATTTTCCACGTCGAAGAGGGCACCACTTTATTTCCGTAAACCTTCTGCCCTGCAATCGTCACATACGGATGCACGCCCAACCCATCGCCTGCCGGGTATAGTCGTTTTGCCTGAATGTTGATTGCTGCTGCATAAGGTTTTTTCGTGGCGGATCTAACACCCGTGAATTCGTTTTTGACGTAAGGTAGAGGTGAAAGCAAACTGCCCTGCATCGTGACGTTAGTTTCATCTGTTGGGCCAGTCGCACACTTACGAATAATGCCCAACGGAATATAGCCGGAACCTACGGGCGGAATCTGCCCGGTTTCCGTTATCGCCACGGTATCGACTTGTTCGGTCTTCGCACGTTTCCGTCCGATGCGCTGACCAAATCCTTCGGTGTTGTCGGCAAGGATCACGCTGTGCAGATAAATACCAAACTGCTGGTTGACACCTGTGATCATTTTACTGGTAGAAATCGCGAATTCTTTTACGTTTAGATTCACACGGGCTTGCCGCGAAACCATTACGTTATTAATCCACAATTCCATGTAATCCGGGCCGAGTATCACATCCAGATAGGCAACCACCGTGGCAGGCGTATAGTAAACTTTTGCAGTCGTGGAAACGCCGTTAAACGTGTAAAAGCCATTCACATCTACACCAACGGTATACAGGTAATTATTCCCCACACCGTCAGTTGAGGTGAACACCGTTTGCCCCGGTGTGTTTCCAAAAAATAGGAAATTGCCGGGGAACTCGTAAGCTGGCTGTCCGGAGTTTTCGAATTCCAGAGCTAGACCAAAATAAAGCGTGTCCCCTTCATAATTGATCAGCTTGCGGTATCCTGAAGCCTGATTGTTGTTAACACCAGCACGCCCGTGACAGACACACAGCTTCCCTTTTGTTGTGTCGTATGTGAGCGTGTTAACTACGGAGTTATCCCCACCAAAACCTTGAGTAGCTGCGGGGATATAAATCCCGAGACACTGCGCTTCGTTTTGGTAGGGTAGGACGTTCTGTCCAAGCCACTGCGGAAAGATTCCCGGCCCACGCAACTGCGCAGAACTAGCTGTTGCCCATTGCTGAAAATCATCAGCGAAAATAAGTGCCATAAACTTCCCCTAAATCAGGTCAGCTTCGGCAAAATACGCTGACCGAAACGGACGTTCTGTGCTTCTGTCGGAGTCCACGGCAGGCTGGTTTTTGGACTGGTTTCGAAAATGTGCGCCTGCGAACTGTAGTTACCCGCTTTCAATTTCATGCGGTAGCCGACAGCCTCGGAACCATCCACGTTAATCACAGCCGTTACCGAAAGCGAATCCGGTTCCAACATACGGGCACTCGGTGCAATCGAAATTGCGCGAATTGCTGCATCGTCGATAGTCGGAATTGCAGTGACGTTTGTGTAAAGGTCGGTCGCGCCAGCGGTTGCCGATTGAACGTAAGTCGAATCGCCGTCCGGGGTTGCTTGGTTGACCTGCGGAAAGTTCGTGGTGCCCGCGAGCGGCGTCATTTGCACCGAATAATCGGCGGTTGGGAAACGCGTCAGAGTCGTGCATTTACCGATGCGCTGATTGTTGTACGTGCCCGTACCATCCAGCAAATACGAATCGTCAACGTGGATCGGAATGTTGCCGGTGCCGCCCGAAGTGTACTGCGCACGAATCTCCCAAAAATCGAGAGTGTATCCAGCGATATCTTTTTCAAAGACCATCACTTCGCTCATCCACAACTGGAATTTATTGGCAGCAATATCCACAACCAATTCAATAAAGTTCCAGATGTTCAATTCGCATTGGTAATTGGTGTTCACACCATCGACATAAATGTACCAGTCGGAACCAATCGAAACGTTTACACCAGCGATGCGTGCGAATTGCAGGTTGCCGGTCGGCGCGAGTGCAAAACGCGCAGCAAATCCTTTAACGACGCGTACAGTCGGCGTGTACGCGGCACCAGTTGCGAAAGCAGCTTCCGGTTTAATTGCACGTTTCAGCCAAACGAGGTTGCCAGCTTGTGAAACAACAGCAGTCAAACCAACGCCAAGCGACCCGGCATTTTTACCGTAGGCCGTCGAGCAGGCACAGGTGCCGGTCGGTTGTTCGTATCCGCGACTAACCAACTGGATCGACGCAACGCTGGTCGCCGTTTGAAGTGCAGTCGTTCCGTAATGATCAAAGCCATCATGTTGCAAAAGAGCCATGGAAAATTCTCCAAAAAGAAAAGGGGACACAAGGCCCCCTTTCGAGGGAAATTAATCCCTTTGTTAGGTCAGCGAAATACCGCCGCCTTCCTTGATGGTTACGATACGCATGCCGGTGTTATTTGCGCCGTTCGCCAAAAGCGAAACGTATTTCCGATCAGCAGTTTCGCCGTAAACACGCAGAGGAATATCGGTGTTTTCCGACACAACGTCTGCCGAAGTGTAACCGATCATATCCAGTTCGTAGGTGTAGGCGTAACGCGTGGTGTTCAGACGCGACATGAAAGAAACAACGTATTTATTACCCTCGGAAATTGCAACTTGTTCCAGAGCGTTGATAATCGCGTTGTTGTAATCCGTGTCTTTAGTTGCGTCCACTGCATCCGAAGGGCGCAGCACATCCGATTCACGCACGATGAAACGGTTAATGGTTCCGTTCGTGCTGTAAACGCAGAAGACCGGCGCTTTACCAGTGATAACGATTTCGCCGTTTTCACGGGCAACCGGACGCTGAATCACGAACCACGAAACAGCAGTCGAAGCCGAGTCGGAAACGTAGTCTTCCCAAACGCAAAGCGAAACACCACGCGGGGTGATCGAAAGCGAATAAGTCATTGGGAACGAATCGGACAAATCGACCTGACCCAAAAGAACACGCGAACTACGGTTGATAAAACCTTCGAGTGGTTTGGTTGGATCGGGTGCGAAAGTTGTCAGGTCAGCAGGGTTTTTGGTGTAGTAACCGCCGACCGCGCCGAGTGGGCCTTTCAATGTTTTCGTGGTGGTGCCTTGGGTGCCATAGGACGCCGTGCCATCGGTGCGCAAAGCCTGTTGCGATCCAGCAGTAACGCCAGCGGTGTGTTTGTCGAAAACTTGAATCTGAATGCGCCACGGTTGTTTATTTTGCAGCGCGGCTTCGTTCAGTGGATCGACCAGCGGGCCAGCTTCCAAAGTAATCTTGAAAGCGGAACGACCGGCGTTATCCACTGGCGGAACCCATGCAGCGGGAAAACGTGCGACAAAACCGTTCGTGGTCAGGTCGTTAATTACAGCCAGCATCAATTCGCCAACGTGCGTGTAACCGCTGCGACGAACATAAAATCCGGAAACTGCCATTGTTTATTTCTCCTTACGCGATGCCCGCGCCTTTCTTCAGGGCGACAATACGCATGCCGTTGTTTGCTGGCTGGTTGGAATGCATGCCGATGTATGTGCGCGGCTCTGCTTCGCCGTACAAAGTTTGCGGAACTTCCGTGGTGCCGGAAATCACGGTAGCCGACGCATAACCGATCATGTCCAGTTCGTAGGTGTACGCGTAACGCGGAGTATTCAGGCGCGACGGGTAGTTAACGATGTACTGGTTATTTTCGGAAACACCAACCTGTTTTTTGTCGTTGATAATCGCGGTGCCATCTTTGGTATCAAGGGTGGCGCTGATAATTGCCGACGCATCGGTAACGTCAGATTCACGCACGATAAAACGATTGATTTCGTTGCCCACGGAACTAACGCAGAAAACAGGCGCTTTACCTTCGGTGACAACCAGACCGGTATCACGTTTAACCGGACGCTGAACCAGAACCCACGAAAAATCGCGACCGTTCATATCAGCAGCCGAACCTTCCCAAATCGACAGATAGAAACCACGATCAGTAATCGCGAGGTAGTACGTCATTGGGAATGTTGCGCTTACATCTTTGGTCGGATCGGTCGGGTAAACCGGAGGCGTTTCAGTTTGTGCAGCGGCGTTATTGGTAGTAGCACCTACCCAAACTTTTACGCGGCGGTTAATGAAACCTTCAGTTTTTTGGTTCCAGTGTGGAGCGAATTTATCCGCGTCCACAAAGTAAGGCAAGTTAGCCTGAAGGGTAACTTTCGGCGGGGTGTAATCTGCCCCAACAATACCTTTCGCGCCGACGATTCGGGTTGTGGTGGTTGAGATTTCGGTTACGGATGCTGTGGTGAAAGGCAGTTGGCCGCTGGATGGCAATGCAGGCGCAGAGCCAACGAAAATACCGAGGGTTGCGTTATCGGTCACGTGAAACGCAACACGCCACGGCTGATTCGGAACGCCCTGAACTGGAACCAATGGATTGAGCGGGTCAACCGTTGGCCCGGCTTCCAGAATCACGATGAATTTCTCGGCAGTAGCGCCCGAGGGTTTCACGTAGGCTCCCGTGCCATCAACTGGGAAAATGGGTTTAAAACCATTCTCCAACATTTTGTCGATCACTTCGAGCGTAACAAGGCCCGACGTGGTAAATCCTTCTTTCAGAATTGCGATACCCATTTTTAATCCTCGACGGTCAGGTACATAAGTTTAATTGTGATGCTGGCTGCGACAGCCTGCGAGTTTGTGATTTGACCGTATACCTGCGGGCGGATCGGCGTTTCCAAATTCACAAAAATCGAATATTGCCGCGACTTAATTACGGTTCCATCCCGAAGGGTTGTTGAGCCATCATACACAAGATGGCCAGCGACGGCGACAAACTTATACGGGGTTTTATCAATGATCGGATTATGCGTTTCAGTCCCGAACACTTCCACCACGCACGGCCCATCAACTTCCAGTCTTTGGACGATAGCGGACGAGCCGCTATCAATCACAAAAGTTTCCGAAGCGTTGGGGGCGAGTAGCAAGGTTTTCAATTCGAAATTCTTGCGTACTCGGTTGCCGACTTCACTTAGCTTTTTTACTGGTGTAAGCGCCATGTGAGTTCTCCAACATTTCTATTAAATTAACCACCTTGGATTAGACCGGAAACAGGGCCGTTGAAATAGATTTCGCAAACAAACGATTTATCCACCTCAAGGTTGTAAACGAAGCCATTGTACGCAGCCAATGTCGTAACGCCTGCAAACTGTTCGGTGTAATCCTGAACATCTTGCAACGTATCGAAGCCCATGTACAACGAAGCAGCGCCACGCCCGCTAATTGCCTCTGCTGGTCGGTAGGCAGTCAAATTCGCCAGTGCCAGATAGTGCTGGGTGTGAATAACAATTCGTTCAACCGTTCCGGAATTAACCGAAGATTTAACAACCGTTTGTTCGAAGTGTCCAAACCCAACTTTGTGCATAATCGGACTAGCACCAAAGTAGCCAAGGTTTTTTCCGCCGTCGCGTTCAACAGTACGGTCAGTCAAATGCGGATGTGCAATTGCACGCTCTGCCCCATTCATCTGCACAAAACCAAAACCTGTTCGCGTAATGTCTGCCTGACCTTCAGGCATTAACCAATTACCGGTGCCAATGCCGGAATTTTTGGTGTACGAAACTTCAGCCAGAACCGAATAGGCAATGGTGCCCATAAAGCCCATGGTGAATGGTTTGCCTGTGCCGCTGTTGTAGATCGCGGTATATTCCTGTTCCGAAGAATAGGATTTTCCGACAGCGTTATATTCGTAATCTTTGTGAACCAATGCAAAACCGACAGGATTACCAGTCAGATAATCAATGGCTGTCCACTGGCCGAAACCGACCTGCGTATTGCCTTCGAAATCCGTATTCACGTAATGGTCGATGTGGTGTTGCGATTGCTCAAATTCGAGCATGGTTACAGGTTCTGCACCCGGAATCATTTGCTCGTAACCATTCCACGCCTGAAGGTTGGTATTCGGTGACGATGCACCTTCACCATCAATCGGTTCGCTCAATGTATCTTGAGCCACGGTGATAATGGATTTCGGCCCTTCCGCATATACAGGTTTTGCCTGCATGAAATCTGCTTCTGGCCCTTCGAACAATTCGTGATTATTCTGACTAACCACCGCACCATTTCCGCCAAACATTCCGGTCAATGCTTTGGTAAACATTGAAGTCAGGCCAGCCAATGCCGAACGCCCGTTTTCATACAACGCGGTAAGTGTTGCACCGGTCGCAGAAAGCGCACGCGTCAACAACGGAATGAGATTGCCGATTCCGTAATTGGCTTTCGTTTTAATCCACGTCGCATTCGTGTACGGTTCGCTGTATTTACGGCTGATTGTCGGAACCAAATCCTCACGAACGAATTTCCATTGACCTACCAATTCACGGGCGATTACCCCGTTCTTCGTGTAGTAGGTGTAGACGTTCATTTCCCTTTGATAAAAGTTTGTAATACCGCCACGAATAAATACCTGATCGTTATTCGCAATCGGAGAACTCAAACCCGTTTCGACCCCGTTAACAACCAGTGTCGTGCCATCCATGTGCGGGGATTCCAACTGGATATACGCACCCGGTTGAACCGAGGTTGCACGTCCCGCAGAAGAATCATAGCTGTGTTTTATCAACGGATATTGCAGGGTGCCGAAATTCAACCAGAAAACAGAAGGCAATTCAGCGGCGAAAACCAATTCAGCAACTTGCGTAATCCGCCAAGGCAAATTGCCCATGCGCATGAACACTTGTTCGACCGATCCAGATACGGCGGTCGGTGCTTGTTTTTCACGCAGCAACGCCATTTCTGTCGTCTGCGTAATCGCCGTGGATGGATCATCTGCGTCTACAACAAACGCAATATGTGCATGCGAAACTTGCAGGTTATTCGTGCTGTTGGATTCAGTGTAGAGAATCTGTTCGGCAGTCTGCGAAGTTGTGGTAGCGGCGTTGGTGTTTTTAAGCAGGAATTGTTCAGCGGTTTGCGAAGTTGTGGTTGCGGCGTTGGTTTCTGCACGCAGAATAGATTCAGCCAATTGCGTAATAAACGGGCCATAATCCGATTCTGTTTCGTACAGGAAAATTGCACCCGGAGTAGCAGAGGTTCCGGTGTTACCGACCAACAATTGCAATGTGCGATCAGCTGCGAATTGCTCGGGCGAAATAAGAACTAAACCATAACCACCACAACCGCCACCGGCAGTGTTCAAGTAATTCGATTGACCACCAGAACCATAACCGCCTGCAATTACGGAAGGGTTAGCTTCGGTTTGGCCGGAGCCGTAACCTGTTCTACCTTTCTCGCCAAACAATACGTTAGGGGCAGCCTGCATATCACCGCCAGCACCACCGTTGCCGGTAGAACCGCCATACGTTTTGCCCATCCATCCAGATTCTGCGGTGTTGCTAATTGCACCACTGGTTAAAACTGTCGGTACGCCTTGTTCAGGTTCAAGTGCGATGTTTGTTGAGCGGTACTGCCCACCGGGGCCAGTCATCAACGCCAACACAAATTTCGTGCGTGGTCGAAGTTTATGTGTAAATGCGGTTTGTGTGTTCCAACCCAAACCAGCCGTGTTAGACGCCGTGCCGAAATAGTTTGTACGATATCCGGCTAAAACTTCGAGCGTAATGTTTTGGTTGTAGGTGTTGAACAGAGGTTGTGGAGTTTTATCGTTTACGACAGTGCCTTTATATTCGTAAATAATTACAACGCCGTCACCACCATTGCCACCAACACCACCACCAGAACCACGCGTGCCGTTATGTGCAGCTGTAACGGCCTGCCCACCGGGTTGCCCAACACCACCACCACCGACAGTAAAGGTCAAAGGTTCCGGCAACAAAAACATTTGCGCCAGACGCCCGGACGCACCGGAAAGCGCACCACCTTGGCCGTAGTTGCTGAAGGTAATGGAACCCATACCCATCGTACTTGCACCGGCACTCACTTTCGAGAAAACCAGTACCTGATTTCCGGTTGTAGTCAGAGTGTACGTGCGGCTGAAATTCCCCGATGCGGTGGCACTATCAATTCCCACGCCGTTAAGTGTCACAGCGAATTGTGTGGAACCGGAAACAATATACGGAACTGTCAGCACTTGTCCCGAAAGGCCGTTAAACGTGAGTGTTACAGAATCATTTTGCGCGGAAACGGTTAGACCACTTGTGGCACTTCGAAAAGCGCTACCTGAAAATACAGGAGCCAGTGGAATTGCAGCAGAACCCGTAAATGTGTTTAGTGCAGCAACCGCTGGATAGTTCGTTTGTTGTGCGGCTAGGGTAAGCGCACTGCCTGCCGTACTGCCGCCGATATATGCCAGACCACCGGGCTGTCCAGCAGCTGACGTTACGGCAGTTAGGGCACCAGCGCGTCCGTTTTGATCCGCAATTCGCAACCAATCACAAGGCGTTCCATTATTTCCGGAAAATAAAGCAGCATCTGGAATTAAATTTGATTTACCGCCGGGGGCCACAACAATTTGCCCAGCAGGATTCGAAATAATCGTGTCGCCGCCCTGACGTGTCGTGTTGTCCGGAACGGCGGGGCCTGTAATGCTGTAGTTTACTCGACCACCAGCACCAGCACCTTGCGCCACAACCAAAACAACCGACGTATCAATTGCCGGGGTAAATGTGAAATCCCCTTTTGTCGAGAATTCTGTTTTAACCCAACTTGCGGGAGTCGCTGCGTTGTAAGGAATAACCGGAACAGTTGCAGGCGGCTTTGGGTTAACGCCGGGCGGGCCAGCCGGAGTCAACGTGCCGTCCGAATACATGTTCAATTCCATCATGCGCAGACGATCAACAGCACCACCGCCCACGCCGAGAATATTCGCGCCGGAATCATTTGTAAAAACACCCCAAATTGTCGCAGACGCTTGGTTGTCTGGAATCAAAATGGTGTTTGTTTTCAGACGGCCCCATGGAATACCAAGGTCGTCATTCGGCGTTACGGTTACGTCGATTGTTCTGACGACCGTGAACCCAGTTTTGGAACCGGGCACTGTACTCGCGTAGCCAACAAGAATTGTTTTGCCCCACGAATAAATATACACGTCCAGCTTTTTAATTTTCTGAGGCGATGCGAATTGCAACGCAACCCAGTCCAGCGCTGAGTTGGCGTTGACGCCGCCGCCTGACCAACCGGTCGCAGTGTTGTTATCGTTTACTGCACTGACCAAACCAAAATCGTTATACTGCGACGACGCAATTGCAGTGCCGTTTTGTTTGATCAGGGGATTATTTACGATACCCGTCACAAAAACTTCATTGATACTTTGGTTGGTGTTTGTGGTGCCAGACGTATTTGTAAGTTGACTGTAACCGTTGTCGTCACAATAAAAAACGAGGCCGGGGATTTGCGTGGCAGTGATTGCAAAGCGAAGCGTTACCCCAACCACCATCCCGACATTATCGTCATCGTTTGAGATAAATGCGTCAATGGAGCGAATCGGAATAATGTTGGCTTTTGTAAAACTGGCACCAGCAGGATCAACACCAGCGGCCCATGTACCAATCCGAATATTACGGCCCCACGACGCAAAGTTAATACGAACTTCGGTAACGTCAGCAGTTCCGGAAAAACGAATACCGCAAAAGTTTTGCAGCGAATCCGTGGCGCTAACTGCTGCGCCGATCCAGCGTGTGCCCAGCGAACCATCATTGATTTTTTCCGGGCCATAATTCAGGTTATTGCCCGCATACCACGCATTCTTGTCGCAAAACGCGGTGCCTACTAATTCTGCCATAAAAAACTCCAAAAAAGGGGCCAAAACAGAGGCCCCTTTTCGTCATCAGAATGTACCGGTGCCTACCGCATTAATCAGGTTAGCATTACGTGCATTCGACAGGCGTACCAACACGTTAACAAAATCCGGAGCCGGAGGCCCTGCACCGTTAAGGGTAACAGGAATATCCACGCTGGTTTCACCCGGCGCAATTGCAACCGAACCGAAGGCTGTAACGTAATCAGGATTTGCAGGTTGAGTGAACACAATGTCATCGAAGAACGCGAAGGCTTGCGATTGAGCAACAAAACCAAACCGGCACCAATCTTTGAAGATCGCCAAATCTGGATCGCTGTTCAAATCGACTGTGATCGGAGTTGCATTCACAGTCGCGCTATTCCAATCGCTGGCATATGCGCTGACCAAATCACCAGCACGCACGATTTGAATTTTCGAAGTTTTCCCACTCCACGCGCCTGCGGTTGCGCCGATATCGACCGAAGCCAAATTCTTCACGACCACGTTATTGCGCACATAAACCAGCATGAAGTTTTTCAACGGTGCCAGACCACCAGCACCACCCTGATTACGCAGGGCCATGATCGAATGGTTCATGCCATCTTTGCGCACATACGCAACAACCATACCCACCGCATCATTGTCTGCGTCAGTAGAACCAACGACAGCTTCAATCGTGAAATTCTTGTACGAAACTGGCGACAGCGACATAACGTAGCTGACAGTATTTCGTTGAACTTCAATGCGGCCATTATCGAAGACCAGTGCAGCGCCGTCGTTCGAGTTAGGAATGCTGGTAGAAGGTGGGAAATAATCCCCGCCAGATGCGGTGTGCCAAACACTGAGAATTTCTGCCGAATTCGGGGCATCAATCATGGTGCCGACGGCATCGTCAGAAACAGTTTCGTAATCCACCAAAACATTTTCGTCAGTGTCTTGCGCGATGCTCACAGGGAACGTGATTTCCGAAGTCTGGCCCGCTTCCGGACGCGTACCTTCGAGGCCTGTATCACCAATGGTCATATCAGGTGTGAGCGAAGTTTCCATCAATTTCACAGACCAGTTGAAATCCAAACTGGCAAAAGCCTGCGCACCGTTAAACGTGACCGTGCAAGTCGAATCGCCGTCCACGGTATTTTGTGCGTTGACCGTATAGTTACCAGTTGCCCCACGCAATTCCGCTGGAAATTTATTAAAGCTGATGTACGGAATTACACGCCGCGCACCAAGCCCGTTAAAATCCAACGTGATCGAAATATCCTGCGTCGAAGAACTTGCAACAAAATGCCCGTTCAATTCCAAAGTTTTATCACCGACTTCAACCGAGTGATAACGGCCTACACGCGGATCGGAATGAAGCCACGATTCATTCGTGTAAATCGGTGCAGCGCCAGCGGGGCCGGGTATGCCAACGCCGATTGGGCCAGCGGGGCCGGGCGGGCCTTGTGTTGCGGGGCCTGTTGCACCCGTTTCACCTTGTGGCCCGGTTGGGCCTGTTGCACCCGTTTCACCTTTTGCACCATTGGGGCCAGTTGCACCGGTTAAACCGATTGTTCCCTGTGGCCCGGTTGGGCCTGCTTGACCAGCCAAACCTTGTGGGCCTGTTGCACCTTGGGGGCCGGTTACACCAATGTCGCCTTTTTCACCGGGCAAACCTTGCGCGCCTTGTGGGCCGGTTGGGCCTACAGGGCCACGGGGGCCGATACCACCATAACCACCAGCAGGGCCAGCAGGGCCAACGTCACCTTTCGGGCCGATACAACCCATTGCACCATCGCGCCCATCTTTTCCATCACGACCGTTTACACCTTTATCGCCTTGTGGCCCGGTTGGCCCGGTTGCGCCAATACCGATATTTGCAGCAGTCAAAAGACCGGGAACAAGAATCACGGAATTGTCAGAGTTTGTAAGTTTCAACAAACCTGTTTCGCGATCATACTCCGCTGCTTTTAATGTGCCTGTAGCATTTTTGCGCTCTTCACTCGGTTGAAAAACTTCACCAGTATCACGCAGGATATTCCCGATTGAGGAACCCTGCGTGCTGATCATCGAGGAAGGCAACCGCGTCAGTCTATTCGACATGGGATTTACCTATTAACAATTACCGGAAATTCTTAGCCTAATCCCGAGAAATCAAGATCCGCCCATTTGCCTTTCCACCCTGCGGCAGAGCTGTTATAAACAACCTGACCAGCAGCGTTATAAAGCGTGAAGTAGAAATAGTTCGGGTTTTTCGATTTCAAGTTGTAGCAACGGATTTGCATTTTTTGTGGGCCAGCTTTCAACGGGAACAAGGCTCCACCGATACTGCGACCTTGGCAGCCGATATAAACACCCAGCTGATCATCTGCACCACCAACCACGTAATAATTTCCGTCAGCCGGAATATTAATATCCCGTTCTGCCGACCACCACGCATAGTTAGTACCGCCACTTCCTACCGAAGGAGAAATGTGGGTCACGATGCGACCACCGTAATACGAGTCGTGAAGCGGAACGCCTACCGTAGCTGCGACCACATCACCGACCGCGCTCGCTTCACCCGGAAGACCCGGCATCGAAACGGAAACGGCTTGCCCTGCGCTGTTCAGAATTGCCCAGTTACACCACGCCACGTTCCCGCCGGTGTTGCGGTAAATAACCGTAAGTGGAACTGCACCACCGGGATGCGAAAACGTGAAAGTATCAATAACTTTCCAGTTCGTGTTTTTATTACGAACGTGAACACAGTTGACGTAGAAACTCGCAACGTCATCCGCCGTCCAACGCATGGTGTACGTGCCAGCCGGAAGGTTTGGTGAATATTGCAGCGAATAGTTAATGCCGTTTGGTTGGTGTCCGTTGCCGTGCAAAGAAGTACGCACTTGCACAGATCCGTAACCGACCGTGTAACCGGTAGAACCACCGCCACCGCTCTGCTGTTCCTGAATCGAGTTGCCAGAAATCAAACAGTTATTTGCAAACTGATTGCAGCTTGGCGGCGTACCAGCATTGAGGACTTTGCCGCGCCAGTGTGCAGGATGCGAAGCGTAAACAACGCGATTTTGTGTATCCATAATTACGAGTGCAGCATAACCCGGACGCGCAGCATTTGAAGCGTTCATTCCGTAGGTGATTGCGAATTTCCGGAAACCTCTATTCGCAGGAGCCCATGCACGAACACCACCGCCAGCACCACTAACTGCCGCGATTTGTTGGCAATCCATTGTCAGAACTGCGTTATCCATTCCGTGGAAGAAAAACGTATAAAGTCCAGACGCCGGAATATTGATATCGGCTTCCATCATTTTCTGACCAGAACCATAGGTCAACAGGTCGCCCGTGTACATGTTGTATGCACCACGGTTGATATACGAGTTCAGGCCGTAACCGGAAACCGCATCCAATGGATTCTGACTACAATCAAAATAGTTGATATTTTTGATTGTACCGATGGCCGACATTTTACCCGGTTCGGCAGTCGTCAGGTTTCTCAAATTGATTTGGAAAGTTACGTCAGGCCCCATCAAATCCGTGCCGCAAACCGGAACACAAATTCGCGTTGAATCCGTACAGGCTTCGATAACACCCTGACCCGCAACACGGTTGTAATCCGCGCCGTAGGTAATTGCCAGCGGCGGTGGGTTTACGGTAATGCCACCGACTTTCGAACGCCACAAATGCGTATACGGATTCGTTGCAAAAACAACTGCACCCGAACTATCGGTGATTACCATTTTCGCCCAACCCGGTGTGCAGTTCGGGACGTTCTGGTACATCATGGAAAGCGTTTGCCATCCAGCATTTGCAGTGATCGCAACACGGGTAGTGCTTTCCCACGATCCGGCGTACATTTTCGGAACACAATCGAGATACACGGTCATGTTGTCATCCGCGCAGCCGTGCATTGTGTATGTGCCTGTGTAGGGCAATTCAATTTCTGTTTCTACAACGTAATACTGACCACCGACCGCGCAGTTCGGTGAATGCAAACTCGAACGAATTCGGTAGCATGAATAACCGATATTGTGATCGTTTGACGAACCTGCTTCAACGCCGGAACCCGTCGCCAAAATATTGCAGAATGGCGAGTTCGGGACGGTTTCGGTAACGGTGCAAGTGCCGTTAGTGGATTCGATTGCAGTGAGCGGCGTTAAGTCCCAATCGAATGTGGTTCTACGCGGAGTTTTGTTTTCCAAAATCGCATCAAAACACAGATAGGAAGTTTGGCCTTTCGAACCACGCGTAATTTCCGCGTCGTAAATGTTCAGTACAGGCGGTGGCACCGGGCAACTCATGGTGAACGCCCAATCCGGGCAGCACGGGCCAATAATGCGCACGTGAACTACGGAACCATTTTGCGGTTCGAATCGGAAGTAAAAACGATTGTGTCCGTTGATGGTTGCAACCGTACCGGCCAACAGAGTTTCGTTCGGATAGCTGCCTTGGTAAAACAGAAATTGCACCGCATCCGTTACGAAATACTCCACCACGATATCACCGCGAGCTTTACCCGCGTAGTCGTAATAAATATCTGCGGTGTGTGCGCCTTGGCTGATAATTGCGTAATATGGATCAAGTGATTCATTCAGCGGACGGCACAAAACGTCAAACGGAACCGGATCGGGAACGCCCATGCATTCCATCATGTTGATTCGCGAGCCGCGCATATCCGGGCAGAAAATCGTGTAATGCCAATCCAGATATTGACGCGGTGCCGAATAACGAATGATCACGAAATTGTCACCACCAACCACGTTATGGTTGAAAGTGAGAGTCGCCGCAACTTGTGTCAGCTGTGCGCTATTCGTTGTAGTCAGTTCACCAATTAACCCGCCGTTGTAAAACACTTGGAAATGTACAGGTTCCGTACCCTGCACAGTCAGGTCGATATCAACCCGGCCAGTGGTTGGCAAATAGTGAACATTTTCGTAAACAGCATCGCCCGGAAGCAAATAGTTTTCATCGTTTACGAAGCACGGCAGATTCGGGCCAAAGGTTCCGAAGCATGGTGCAGGACGTTCGAAATTCGTTGCCTGTTCCACGTTCACATCGCCCAGTTTCACGCGCCAGCGCGAGCCTTTCGGTGCGTCGATTCGAACAGTCAGGAAGTTGTTTGCGGGAATTGGTTCGCCGCAATCATCCTCGTTTGATTCTGGTGGTTCCGTGTTGAAAAAGACGTTGAAATATTCACCACTAACTTCGGAATCACCGAGCAAAACGCAGTCGTTGTAAACGCGGAAACGCACGCCCGGATCAAGTTCCAATCCACTCACTTCAATATGGCCGCTACGTGTGCCAGCGTAAACCAAAATCTCAGTGATTTCTGCTTCGTGACCAAACAGCGTAGTCGGCAAAGCATATGCGACAGTTTTATCAATGCGTGGACTGGTGGAAACGAAACGACCGCCAGAAATATTGTAGGTTGGTGCGTGGCCGGTGTACGTTTTGCAATTCAAACCATCGCAATCGCACACCAAATAACCAGTTTCACCACCCGGTTTGAATTCGGAGCTATCGAAATTGCCGCTATATCCCGGCCAGCAATCCGCCAATTGTTCCGGAGGGCAATAGGCCGCGTCCTGATCACAATTGATTTGAAGCCAATAATCATTCGATCCGTGGCGAACACGCAAATCGTTCGTTGGGTCAATTTCTTTCCACGTACCATCGTCTTGCAGAACTTTCCATTCGCTGGCGCAAATGTCAACCCATGCGCCATTAGGCGACCTGATGGTTAATTCGCTCATAGTACCAGTTCCACCATCAATTTAGTTTCTGTATTTAAATTACTTAGAAACAATGAAGGCCCCATTTAAGGAGCCTTTTTAATTGCGTTTCCAGTTATGGTTTCACCCACAAAGCACCGGCCTTCACCGACGTTCCTTCCATTGCGCTTGGATCTTGCGACTGAATAAACACTTGGACAAAACCGTCAGAGCCGCGTGGGCCGGGTTCGCCTTTCGGCCCCGGTGGGCCTTGAATACCTTGTGGGCCACGTGGGCCTTCCGGGCCAGTATCACCACGTGGGCCAGCTGGCCCTTGGCAACCTGTTGCACCTTGTTCACCATCGCGCCCGTTCGTTCCGTCGCGACCGTTTTCACCAGCGAAACCCCGAGGGCCAGCAGGGCCTTGAATGATTGAGTTCGCTGTATAAAAACCATCAACTTCGACGTAAGTACCATCCGACATTTTCAAACGCAAAAGGCCGTTTTGATTCAACGTACCCGCAATAAGCGCCGGAGTAGTTTTATCGTCGGTGGTAGAAACCTGAACGGATGCGCCCGTGTTTTTAAGACTGCGACCTGTTTGCCCACGGGCATGCAGCATGGAAACAGGAACCCGCGTTAATTCGGTCATATGTCACCCTGAAAAATAAGCATTACAAATTCGGGCCGCTGATTGTGTATGTCCAACCGTCGCCTTCGAGGGAACCACTGACACCAATATCAACACGAATTGTTTGGTCATTTCCAGTCGGTTCGTATTGGAAAATAATGCTACCCGGATTTGCAGTAGTTGCATTTTCACCAGTGGACGAACCCACTTTCTGATCGCGATAATAAACCGTGATCGGATTGGCCCCAACACCCGGTATAGTAACCGTGACAAAAGAAATCGTCACGATGCCCGGATTAGGCCCCAAATAATGTGTGTTGGAAACGATATTGGTATCGCCAGATTTGCGGCATGTAATCGAAGGTGGAACAGGAACGATGCACGGTTCTGGTTCCGGGCACGGTGGCGGATTATAAACACCGCACAAATAATCAATTGAGGGATTAACCCACAACAAACCATCGACGCGATCTTTTTCTTCCGGTTCCGAAGTAGAAACCACAATGTGCATATAACCTTCAGGGCCTTTCGGGCCGGGCCGACCTTGTGGGCCTTGTTCACCGCGTGGGCCTTGCGGGCCTTGAGGCCCTTGGGGGCCGGTTGGGCCTACCGGGCCTTGTAATCCCTGTGGGCCTTGCGGGCCGGTTGGGCCTGCGGGGCCGGGTTGACCAGTACGACCGGTTTCCCCTTTTGGCCCCGTTTGACCAATTACACCTTGAGGCCCTGCACAACCAGCAGCACCCACCGCACCATCGCGCCCATCTTTTCCATTCTTTCCGTCAATACCTGCCAATCCTTGCGGGCCGGTTGGGCCAGCAGGAATTTTCGACGGAACTGGAAAACCGGGAACACGCATTTCCTGCCCGTTATAAAAACGGAAAGTAAGCGTGCCTTGCGTTTCATCATAAAGCGCGCTTTCGATTTCCGTTACGTCAGCATCGGTTGGTGCAGTTGCAGAAAGGCGTTCGTTTTTTACTTCGAGAATGCTGCTATCTTTCGCACCCTTCGCACGGATCATGTACGTCGGGATTCTTGTTAGTCCTGTCATGAGGAATTCCTACGGCACATATTTAATGGAATAGCGATCAGTCCGAGGGCTGAATTCCGCAAGCGTCGTGGTTTCCTGACGAATAATAACCCAGTCGCGAACACCTGTACCGTCGTCGTATTGCACGGTCAAGTATGTCGGAAGGTTTGGATCATAGCCGGGCAATCCTTCGTAGTTACCGAGAAGATCGTTACGCCACAAAATGCCTTCGAATACCACCTCGAAATTGTTGCCGAGGTTAATGATATTTACCTGCGGCGCCGCTCGCTTGTCCCACATCACGTAAACGAAATCGTCAACGGTAATTGTCGGTTCGATAATGCCCGGCACAGTGTCAGACATTGCAAACTGATTTGTCATTACCTGATCAGCGAATTGCTGAATGCCAGTCCAATGCGTGTAATTCCGTCCGCTTGGACTTGGGTCTGCAACCACGCCATAGGATTGTTCTTCGCTGGTGATTTCTGAGGCAATTGGGCCACCAGTAAACAACCGGTTGGAGAACATTGCCACACCCCAACGCGGGGCACGAATTGGAACTTCGGTTTGAGGCATACAAACACCGTCGTAAGATTTCGCAGAAGTAATAACCGATCCGTCCGAATAAGTCGTAACCGTCCACGTCGCGGTAACGTAGGTATTTCCGTCCGGAATACCACCGGCAGTTTCACCCGGTTGGCAATCCACTTGTTCCGTCAGTGTTTGCACATCGACGATGGAAATAGGCCGCGCACATTTCACAAACAATTTGAATTGTCCGGTGCCGCTGCTGACAACACGAAGGCCGTTTGCAGTGTTCCAGATATTCGAGAAAGTTTCGGTTTGTGTACTGGTGTGTACGTCGGTAGAACCCAGTCGGAAAACAGCGGTCACTTGACCAACAACTTCAATCGACACATCCACATGCCCACGAATAAGCGGCGTGTTAAAAGCGAGGTCGATAATGTCACCGGCATTGAACTGCACAAACTGATCACCGCACGGCAGGGTTTTCACCGCTGGACACGTTGCACTAATCGTCAGATATTCGTCGAGAACATCACACTTCACCAACACGGTTCCGGTGCCCGGATAAAAGAACGTGACGTCACGTCCAAATCCGACCAGAACATTATCACGATAAACTGATACGTCTTGGCTGGTGGTAATTGTGGTATTGCCTGCGGTCGATCCGTAACGAACAGTGATGTTTGCCAGCGAATCGAAATTGCGAATTACACCGCAATCAATGGTGCCAGTTACAGGCGTGCGCACCGGGCAACTCAAACGCATTTGGAAGTCGTTACCACGCGCCTTGATAATCAGGGGCAAAGATTTGTCGTAGGCGAACGGATAGCTACCGGATTCCGAAATAAAACTACTGGTTCCGGTATGCACAATTTCAATCGTCGTTTCCGTCAGAATCAAATCTATGATCGTCTGCCCGCTGATTCCGTTCATATCCATTGTGATGTTGCTGTAGCCGGGATATGTATTCAGCGTGGTTCCGCATTCGGCGTCGATATCCACCGGCTCAGGATCAGGCGCGGTGTATGGGCATTTCGCAAAGATTGCGATTTCACCATAACCTTCGGAATTAACCGTGATTTTGCCTTTGTCCGGATTGTAATCGAAGGAGAAGTTTACTTCCCCCGCGTGCCCACTCACAACATAAAACGGCACGTTGTTTTGCGAGAACGTAAGCTGTGCGGTTTCAACCAACTGCACACGGAAATCAACGGTGCCGATTTTCACAGGCAGTTCAAGCGTGGTCAATTGAGGCGCGTTGAACACATAGTCTTCGGTCGCATCACAAACGAATTTGTACGACGGAATTTCCGGAATTTCTTCGCGGTATGGGCAAGTGAAAATGTAATCCACTGAGCCTGTGCCTTGAGTCAGAACGTACACGTCTCCTAATTCAGGATCGTATTCAAAACTGAACTGGCCTTCGCGATCCGGCGTCATGGTGAACAGCAAAGTTTTGTCTTGGAAAACAGTTACCAAACCGTTGCCCACAACCTGCCAGATAAGATCGACACGGCCCGGATTTTCACCCAGTAAAATCGTGTTCTTTCGCACATAACCCGCTTGGTGCCATTGCTTGCCGCAAAGCAGGGTTGTTTCCACGGGATTCGGTTCTGCAACAACAGGCGGCAAACATGGATCGACCGGGCACAGCAAATGGATATGTACCCGTGCGCCAATCGTAGAACCTTCGTGGGCCAGAACGATTTCATCGTTACCCGATTTTTCATCGAGTGGCGAATAATCGAACGAAAAAGATCCACTTTCTGTTTTCAGCGGTGCAGCTGCAATGATTTCGCCGTTCTGGTAAATGTAGATTTCATCATCGAGACTATCGCGACGGAACCATACAGTTACAGGCCCTTGCAGCAGTCCGAGGTAATAGGAAATCAAATGTTTTCCTTTCCCACAAAGCGTAATCCAATCGCCGCATTGCGCCACGATCTTTTGCGTTGGGACTGACTGGGGCGCAATGACCGGTAACGAACTACAATCTTTCATGTTTTATTCCTTCAATTCGTTACACATACGACACTGGTCGGGTGCCTACATCGGTCAGGTCAAAGGTTGCTGGACAGGTTGGTGGTGTGCAGTCTTCAGAAGCTGCCCAAATCAAATCATTTGTTTTCGGATACGGGCCGGTTTGTACATAACCGTTCATGGTTTTACCTTGAGGGCCGCACGGGCCACGCGAAGTTGTTGGGCAAGAAAAACCACACAATCCGCGTTTACCTTCGAAGCCCGGCACACCAGTTGCGCCGATATCACCACGCGGGCCAGTCGGGCCTAATGCACCATAAGGCCCTGCCGATCCTACTTCGCCTTCTTTGCCCGGATCACCAATAGGGCCGTCACGACCTTCAATTCCCTGAAGTCCTGCACATCCTGTTGTTCCGTCTTTTCCGTCGCGCCCATCTTCGCCCATGATTCCGTCTTTCCCCGGATCACCACGCGTGCCTGTAGGGCCAACACCAAAATCCTTTTGGCGCAGAAAAGAAGTTACTTCAAAATGCGTTCCGTTTTTACGATAAAAAGTCAGTACGCCCGTCTGATCATCGAAAACGATTTCAGCAACGCGCAATGCTTCACGCGCAACGGGAGTACCGAAATAAACTTCGTCGGCGTCGTTTCGGAAAGCCTGTTCGCCGTCATAACCGGGTGCGTCGATGGCCGTGTAATTCGGGGCCGTGACTTCAGTGCCGGTCATGGCGTCCTGAACTTTCAGCGAGTTCTGACGTTTGAGGTTTGTCAGAACCGTTACACCGATTGGAACCGTTACCGATTTATTGTCTAATACGGCAATCGTTAATTCGTTCGACATTTCAGATACCCATCCACCTCTTCAGGCGTCTTTGCAGTTTGGATGCCCGAACGCCGCATGGTGTAATCACGATTTCTTTCAGTCACCAGCTTAATCATTCGCTCTTTTGTGAGTCGGCATGGGCCACCGCTGCGCAGATAATAATCATCACTCAAATATGGAAGTTCATCATCGAAATATTTCCTGTGATCAACGATGATGTAATTCACGTTTTCAAGTTTCGCAATGGCGGCCCGCCGATACGCAGCAATATCAACTCTGCTGCGCACCATGCCGTCCACGACCTCGATAAATAGAAGGTCATAATTGTCGAGGTAATAGCGATATTGTTCTTCGCTGATTTCCACGGCTCCCTCTACCCAATCGCCTTTTCTCAAAGTGCCGTTGACGACCCAGTATCTCATATCGGAATCTCAATGATGCTCAGGTTGATCGAAAGCAGCACACCAAACTGCGCAGTATTCGCATTATTCACACGCATTTTTGCAACGATATCAATCGTCTCTGCGGTGTGGTTTGCCGGGTCAATTTTAAACAGCTGCGTCATGCTGGCGTTGGAGAAAGCAGTGTTGCCTTTCGCGTTGTTGGAAATCACACCAGCAGTGCCGGTGCCGCGAATCTGCCGACCGAAATCCGGTTCCTTGGATTGGGCGCTGCGAATACCGATAACGAACTCGATATTTTCAGTACCTTCTGCCGACTGATAACCGGGGCCGAGCTTGGCGCTGAAGTCTGCAACCACTTGGTAAATCGACGCATGCGAAGGCGTGAGCGTTACGGTTTGTGTGGCTGCAACAGATGCCACTTTTGCCGATTGCTCAACAGACCACGAACGGAAATTGCGCAACGATGGAAATGCATCCTCGTTAAGCGAAATCATCGCGGTGCCTGTGCTGTTGTCGATTGTCAGGCCATCACCAACCGCGATTTTCGGCGCAGGAATTGGAAGCTCAACAGGCGGCGCACCATGACGCAACAGTGTCAGGTTTTTGTGCGAAACATAACCGTCAATCACAATGCCATTCAGACCGGTTTGTTCAGAACCTTGCGACTGAATGTTTTCGAACACCATTACTTCGACTTCAACATCTGGTTCGAGTGTCGCGGTGAATACCAGCGCGTCGTCGATCAGCGTAAAGTTTTTCTGGTGAATATGCGCACCGGACTGGCTAACGAAAACCTGTTCGATGGATTGCGGACTGGTTGGAAGTTTCAGGTAATACGTTTCGCCTTGCACGCTGTACGTTTTGGTCACAACGCGAGTGCTGTAGCCGGTTTCCTGAATGTACGAAAGCAGTTTAAATTCGATATCCAAACCAGCTTCGACCGGGCCGATCATGCGCAGCTTATTGGTCGTTTGGTCGATGCTGTAGGTGGTAATCGGCTGCAATGTGGATTGCACGAAACAGAAAACGTGCGAAGCGCTTTCGACAGCTTGCCCCAAATCGTATTCGACGGTTTGGCTATCACCCGTGAATTCCAACGTGGTGAAAACTGCACGCGTACCAGTCGAGGGTGATTTGGTAAACACGCGCAAATCAATTGGAACAGAAGATGGGATATTCTCCGCGAATTCCAGTTCCGACGCCGACAGCTGGAAAGCCGAACGGTGCTGCGTGGTCAAACCAACAGCCGGGTAAATGTAGTTCGCGTTTTCCGGAACCAATTCACCAGTCGAATAACGTGCAAGATCGCCAGTGCCCATAAAGTTCAGGGCATGCACATCGAGTTTCGACGGGCCGGTGTAAAGCGTAGAAATAATGCGCGAAGCAGCTTTCGGCGGTTGCCAAACCAACGTTCCATCAGAACCGGGAGTGAGTACCCAATCTTGTGGAATTTCGGTAGTTGGTGGAATCGTCAGATTGCCATCGCCACCGGGGCCGCCAGAACCTGTACCGGTCGAACTGGTAATGAGTTTCCAAATGGCAATCGTGGCATTCGCCAAATTCGGCAACGCTTGTGCATCCGGATCGCGGAATTCTTGCGCGCCTGCGTTCCAACGATAACGCCGGGTCTGCCCTTCGCCAGAACCCGCAACAACGTGAACAATTACCTGTTCGTCAGCAGCCCATGCAAGCGAGCTACTGATTTTAAACGTGGTGCTGGTGGCCGATGTAGGCTTGCCATTAAATACCCGATTGTGGTCTGTGAAACCCCACTGAAACGAGCCAGCCCCGTAACGCGTGGCGATTACAGGGCTACTTGTGCCGTCCGGATTTCGTTTGCCATTCAAAACAGTAATGGCGTTAAAATCCGTACCCGCTGGACTTGGCAGGCGATAAAGAAATGCAGTGCTTGGAATTGCTTCGTGTTCACCCACGCCCACGTTGATTGTGGTCAGGTCAGCACGCGAAGTTGCCAGAATAACCGAAAGGCGAACTGGTTCATTCGGTTCCAGAAAATAAGGTTGATCGAAAACAGCACGACCGAACGCGATACTTCCTTCGAAGAATACGACAACTTCTTTTACTTCTTTTCGTTCGGTCAGCAGACGGGTATCAATGGTCAGGACAAAACGGCAGACGCGGGCGCTCAAAGTTTCAACGTGGTGAATTGTTCCGCCACAAATGAAGTTGCCCACGATATCGGTGTGTTGGGTACTGGCGGCGTACATATCCGAATCGCCCATTCGGAACGATGCGGGTTTAATCAGAATGCCACCGGCGCTAGCATTATTTAGCGCCTGTTCCCCGGCGTCGAGTAAAACCAGCTTATCAGTCATTTATTCATTCCATCGGCTGCGAAACGCGATCAACATCACAGTAGTAAACGCGAGTGCGATCATACAAAAGACCGAACCCCATTTTACGACCGCACTTTGGGCACATGGACGGATCGACGTTCGTCAACGCGCTGGCCGTTGCCAATTCCTGCGCTTGTTGATCGGCGGCGGAAGCAACGGCGATTTGTTGTGCTTTTGCTTCTTTCTGCTGACGAAGCACAGTCAGCGGATTGATAAATTCGGTCATTTAGCCCCCGATTAATAAAGAGAATGGGCACCCATAGGAGGATGCCCTTTGTCTTTAAATTATGGAGTCGCAACCACAATCTGCCAATCGAATGTCGAATTCAATACGAAATTCCCTTCGTACAGGTTCGAGAATTGATTGGAATTCTCCCAATAGAAGCCCGAAAGCAGAGTCTGTTGGGAATCGGACGGTTGGACTACTTTGTTATCTACTGGATCTTCGGCAGTCGTAAAAGAACCAATTACAGTCTTCGAATAATTGATTGGTGGAACACTCAATTGCGTTTGCGGATCATACAGATTTGTCTGTATATCAAACGACATGGTGGCACTCACTGCCCGCTCTTCGAATACAGGGTTTTCCCACAACGTATCCAGATTAATTCCGTCTGGAGCCAGCCAATCATCGTTGTAAACCCATTCGGCTGTTTCCGATCCGCCATCGTCCAATTCAATCAATGGATTATCAGCAACAATTTCAAAGGTTTCCAACGCAATTGGTTTATTGCTGGTGATTGTGCAGCTAAGCAATGTGCTGTCCATGTAACTCAAGCTGATTGGCAGGTCGTCACCGGCTCGATCACACATAACGGAAATGCGCGTGGCATTCTCAAAACCGTAATCAGCAGCAGTGCCAACATAGGTCACGACGAATCCCTGTTTAGTCTCGGCGTTAATCGTGAAAGAACCCGGATCGAAATACTCTTCAGGTTCAAACCAATCACCGTTTTCATCCGATCCCTGAATAACGAAATGATATTCTTTCGGTTCGTTGGAATCTTTGTTCGGTAACTGGATAACACCACCAGACAAAACGTCCGCATAGATTTGATAAAACCCATTCGGCGTAATGTCTTTTAATTGGCCGTCAACCTGCACCGGATTACTCACTGCACTAAGGCACGCCAGTCGTAGCGTCGGAATGTAATTCGGATCACGCACACGAATATCAATACAAAGGAAATCGGAAAGCTGCCCCAAATCCGTTTTAATTGCATAGGTGATAGAGTCGCGCCCATACATTCCGTAATACGGGCAATACAGTAGCTGTTCACCGTCCGGACTAGGGCGACAGAAACCAATCGCCCCCTGCGTAATGCATACCGGATGTGCCTTTGTTGCAACCTGCTGACCTTCGCGGCGATCCGTGCCATATGCAGTGTTTGCCGTGTCATTCGATTGCAGCAGATTCGGCAATGGAACAGTCAGCCATTTCTCGTTTAAATCGACGAAAACATCATCGTCCACACATTCGAGTTTACCTGCCAGCGGCGGTGTGAAGCTCACAACGTTTCCATTCACGTTGTATCCAGAAAGAACCCGCACACTATCCAAATAAAGCTCAAGTGTGTGCGGGCTGTTCGGTGTGAATGGAAGCGTAACGGTATTCAGGTTTGCACCCGTCACCGTATAGTTTTTGGCGAAGCGCTGACGTCCGTACATTCGGATGCGCAGCGCCATATATTTTGAAAGCGGCTTAACAAACCGCAAATTGGGAGTGTTCGAAATCATCCGAATGTAATCCTGTAGGACTTCTGCCCCAAGTCATGGCCGATTGTGCGGTAAACGTACCAGCTGACTTCGACGCCATTAACGGTTTCTTTATGGATCGCTGGAATATTCGAACCATCCGGGCCGCCCCATCCACCTTCTGTTCCTGTTACCGCGTCAAAGAAACGCACGGCACCGAAAACAGTTGGCACCATCATGTAACCGTAACCCACGAAATCATCGCGGAAAGCCTGTTCGGAAATCATGATGCTTTTGGAAAACAGCGTGGAATACTCGACGGTTTCTTCTTGGCCTGTGCAGTAGATCGGCCCACTGCCCAATACACGAACGGTTTTCGTGCTGGAAACAATGGTGTTTTCGAATTGGAATTCTGCACCAATCGTGAACGTCTGATTTACTACTGCGTTCTGCACAACCACTTGGCCGTCGTCGAACATGTGAATATTCAGCGCGTCAGTCAGGATTTGCCATTTCGGCGTAACGACAATCCCTTGGCCCACAACGATTCCGGAATCCGGGGTGTAGGCTTCAGCTGCATAGCGTTCTTTAACACCGATTTGAACGGTTTCAGGGCCGCTAATTCCGAGGCCGATGTATGCCGCATCAACCGGGACAACAACGACCGCCATGCTGTCAGTAACGGTGTATCCGCCACACGACCAAACGGCAGTAATTGTGAACGTCATATCCTGATTGAGTTTGCAGGTTACGAATCCATTTTCATCCACAACGACGTTCGGATTATCGACAGTCCAATCCGAAGAAACCAGCAATTCGGACGGGCACTGTTTGAAAAGAATTGCCTGTGCAAACGATGCAATTTGCGTCGAATAAATCACAGCATTTCCGATAATGCGCGAACTCATAGGAACATCAGGGCCTTTCTGTTCCACGTAGCGAACAAGTACCTGATACTCGGCGGTTTCTTGGAAATAGGTCGCACGTACAGTCACCACCATATCCTGATCAACTGCGCGACCGGTCACAACGCCATAGCCTGCAATATCTGCCGCCACATAATCAGCGTTTACGTCGAGCGAATAGATTTCCCACTGCGGATGCACCGTTGCAAAAGAACCGTCTTCGTACATGGCTGTCGCAGTCAAAACAATTCGATCCAACGCATCAACTTCGTTCGGCCCGGTAATCATCAGACCTTGAATGCTGTTCGTTGCACCTTGGCAAACAATTGTTTTCGTCTGCTGATAAACACGCGAACCTTCTGCATAGGAAATCTGCATATTGATCAGCGGTTCTTCTGGTTCGTCGATCAGCAATTCACCCTCGATCAAAGTGGCCCAATCCATTACGGGATTAAGTGTCCAAATCGGTTCGATTGGAATGATTTTTCCGTCAGTGTATTGCGCGTAGGCTTCGTAGTTGTAAACTGTGCCTTCACGAACGGTATCTGCACCAACGATCAGCAATTGCTGAAGCGTAACTGGTGGGCGTTGCACTGTGACCTGAAGAACCTGCGTCATTCCGCCGTAAGTTGCTCTGACTTCCATGTTGATTTGATCGTTCACATAACCGGTCGAGAAAACACCGGTAGGACTGATCGAAAATTCCGTAACAAACCATTCAGGAACAACAGTGGTCGAAGTACCATCGGACATAATGGCGAAACAGGTATATTGCACCCGTTCCAATTCATTAACCATTGTCGGGCCGATGATCGAAAGCCCGGCCTGTTGCAGGAATTCAGGATAAACCGTAGCCTCATGCTGCGCTGTAATTACCACATTGCGGAAACCATATTCAGCGGTGATTTCCACAGGGGTTTCACCGGATACCAACATGGTACTGGCTAAGCCGTTGTCGATTGCAACAATTGGCGAACTCGAATTCCAATACGAAATCACATCGGCACTCGATCCATCCGAGAAAAACGCAGTCGCATAAAGCTGCGAGGCGGTGCCCTCTTTCAAACGATTGGCACCCGAAATACTGAGGCCAACCAAATGCACATTCGGATCGACGTAACGCAATTTCACATGCTTGGAAGCGCTGTATGAAATGCCGTTGATTGTGACTTTGCAACTGACCAAAACTTCTTGATCGGCAGTCAGATTGCGCCCGTGCAAAGTGTCACCGATGAAATACGCATACGGACTCAAAACTTTCAGGTCAACCGGAATAACGTCGTTGCCCAGCGAGTGATAAACCACCACGCGATAGTCACCGGTTTGGGTCGAAAGGATTTCATCCGGGCCGTCGATGGTCAGCATTCGGATATCTTGCATGCCGAGTTTTACCGTCACGTTTTTGGTGACGATTTGATCGCGAATTGTGGCCTGCAAAGTAATCAACGTATCTTGCGTGAATCCGGAGAACGTAGCAAATCCCTGCTTAACCGAAACAAAACCCGGATGCGTAGAAGTCCATTCGTTGCTTTCGAATTCTTGACCCTTGGTGATCAGGCGATACGTTGCGCTTTCCCCGCTATTCACCGTGTCCGGGCCGTCAATGGCAAACACCGCACCTTCCAGCGAGTAATCTGCGTCACACACCAGACGGCGCATAGGTTGTTTATAAACCACGCCCTGAAGCGCAAAGTCTTCTTTGTTTTCGATTTCAATACTGAAAAAGAATTGGTCGATTACGACGTTTACCGGTGCCAACGAGAAAAACGCCGAAAGAAAACGATCTTTCAGCGTCGTGCCCGTAGGCAAAATGATTTTCTGGTCAGCAGGAACTTTCTGCATTTCCAGATTAATGTGTGTTGTCTTGTACCACGTGCCTCCGTCGATGCGCAGGGCACCCAACGGTTCCTCGTAAAACGCAATGTAATCCTCGGTGTACAGATCACGCGAAACCACGCGACGACCCAAGATGTAGGCAATCAATCGCGTGGCACTTTCGAGGCCGGTAATCTGGTGAATTAACGGAATCATGTAGATCGAATTGTACAAGCGTTCCGGATCAACAATCATATCCGGTGGCAACGTAATTCCGAGGTCACGCAACGCCTGTTTAACAAACACAATCGGAGTCGTGGCCTTGATATCGCGGATATTCATCACCTGCGACAACGGG